GGATTCAAATAGGAAATGAAGAAATTTCTTACACAGGTATATCAGGCAATACTTTGACGGGTGTAACAAGAGGAGTTAGAAATACCACAGCTGCATCACATTCGAATGCAGATACTGTAACTAACTCTACAGACTATGTAGCGTGGGGCGAGGCTGCATCTGGTGACTTGGTTGTTGATCCAGGTATGTGGTCAATAGATAACTTTGGTGATAAAATTATAGCCTTAATACATAACGGACAAGTATTTGAATGGGACTCAAATGCGTCTGGTGCTACATCAACAAGAGCTACAATCATTTCAGGTGCGCCAACTGCATCGAGAGATATGATCGTATCTACACCTGACAGGCACTTAGTATTCTTTGGAACAGAAACGACAATAGGGGATCAGTCTACACAAGATCAAATGTTTATTAGATTCTCTAACCAAGAGGATATTAATAGTTACACACCAACAGCTACTAACACTGCGGGCACACAGAGACTTGCAGATGGATCTAGAATTGTAGGAGCTGTTAGAGGTAGAGATGCAATCTATGTTTGGACAGATACTGCCTTATTTACAATGCGTTTCATTGGTCCACCTTTTACTTTTGGTTTTACACAAGTAGGCACCAACTGCGGATTGATAGGACAGAACGCAGCTGTTGAAGTAGATGGTGCTGCATATTGGTTTTCAGAAAATGGTTTTTTTAAATATGCCGGTGCTCTTCAAACATTACCATGTTTAGTAGAAGATTTTGTTTATAATAATTTAAATACAACAGCATCACAATTAATTAACGCTGGATTAAATAATTTGTTTGGTGAAATTAATTGGTTTTATTGCACAGAAAATTCTACAGTCGTAGATAGAGTTGTAACTTATAATTATCAAGAGTCTACACCTCAAAGGCCTATATGGACAACGGGAACACTAGATAGAACAACATGGCAAGACTCTTCTGTGTTTGGTAAACCACATGCAACGGATTACGATGCTGATTCAAACGCTTCTTACGATGTTGTTGGTAACACTGATGGTTGCACAATATATTACGAACATGAAACTGGCACAGATCAAGTTACAGCTTCAGCAGTAACAACAGTGTCTGCAAATATAGAGTCAGGAGATTTTGACATAAGTCAAGGTGGTGATGGTGAAGTATTTGCAAAGATACGAAGATTTATACCAGACTTTTTATCTCAAACAGGTAATACACAAATTACATTAAACTTAAGAAATTTTTCTAATAGCAGTCAAGCGAGCTCACCTCTTGGTCCGTTTACAATTACATCATCTACAACTAAGGTAGACACAAGAGCTAGAGCAAGAGCAGTGTCTTTAAAGATAGCAAATACAGGATCATCACAGAATTGGAAACTTGGTGGATTTAGATTAGATATACAACCAGATGGAAGAAGATAATGGCAAAGATAGTACAGATATTAACAAGACCTAGTAAAGAATATAGACAAGATGTGGCTGATGCGCAGGTAAGAGATCTTGACGCAATAGTGCAAAAATTAAATACAACATTTCAACAAGAACTAAAGGATGAAGTAGACGCACAAAACTTCTTTTTAAATTAATGGCTAATAGTTTTAAAAATAAAAAAGTAGATTTAACCACAACAGATCTTACAACTTTGTATACAGTTCCCACTGCTACAACGACAGTTATAAAATCTATATTAGTTTCTGAAGACGCTGGGTCAGGAGCTAATCTAACAGTAACGTTAGTTGATTCTAGCGGTGCTATATTCAGTTTATTTAAAACAAAAGCTATATCTTCTAATACAACTGTAGAACTTTTAACTCAACCTCTTGTTATGGAAGAGAGTGAGATATTAAAAGTACAGGCTAGTGACGCTAACGAATTACATGTCATAGCCTCTATATTAGAAATACAGCCAAGAGAGGTAACAACGTAATGGAAGTAATAAAACCAAAAGAGATTATAGAAACAATATCTAACTTAAAGACAGGCGAAGTGTACAAAAATGACGAAGAATGGAAGGCAAAAGGAGTGCCAGAAGCAGATATACGAAGAGATATCAAAGTCATCATGCCAAGTCTTGATTTATTTGGCAAAACCAAGTAGATTGGAAGATACAGGATTTTACGCCTGCCTTAACAATTTAGCTAAATTATGACAATATCAAGAGGACAGATGAAAAGACAATTATATACGAGTGGTGGTATTACGGAAGATGACTTTATGAAACTTGTAGCAGAACTTAGAGAGGCAGGTTTTAGTCAACAAGAGGCAATTGAAGAAGCTAGAAAAAGACTTTCTGAAAGTAAAGCCGAAGGTGGTATTATGAATATAGTGCCCAGAGATAAATTCTTTTTAGGTAAAGTAGCCAGAGCAGTTAAAAAAACTGTTAAAAAAGTTACTAAAGGCATAGGAGATATTATATCGTCTGATGCTGGTAAATTAGCACTTCTTGGATTAGGTGGATATGGATTAGCAACAGGTTCTTTTGGTTTACCTAAATTAGCCATGCCTAAATTTTTATCGGGTGAAGTAGGTAAAAGTCTAGCCATAGGTGCTGCAGGTGCATTATTTGGTGGAGCTTTTGCAGGTAAATCTGAAGAAGAAATTGAAGCCATTACTAGAGACAAAGGGGCATTAAAATCTTATTTAACTCAATACTATACAAATTTAAATCCTGAGTTACGTAATCAACCAGAAAAGGTAGCTCAATTTGTAGAATCACAAATTGCAGAATATAACCAAGGCAGAGGTGGATATGCTGCTGGTGGAGACACAGCTAGTGATAACGCCATGCAAGCGGCGGGCATCGAGGGGCTACCTGTAAGACAAAATCCAAAAGGTGTAAAGGAATTAGATCTTAGAGAAACTGGTGGATTTATACCTCCAGTTGGTATAAAAGAAAAAGAAGATGACATCCCAGCGATGTTATCAAATAACGAATTCGTATTTACAGCCGATGCTGTGAGAGGCATGGGTGATGGTGACGTTAACAAAGGCGCTGAACGTATGTATAACATGATGAAAACTTTAGAGGCAGGAGGAAGAGTATAATGGCAGAAGTGCAACAGGTAAGACAATTACCACCTGAATTTATAGAAGCAGCCGGCAAAACATATTTAGATGATTTAACAAAAGCAGTTGGTGATTTTAAAGGTCAAGATCTATCTCAAATTATGGGTCGACAGTTTATTGCTGGACCTGGAGCATTAACTACACAAGCAGAAGGTTTAGCTTCTGGTCTTGGCGGTTTTCAACCTTTCTTAACCGAAGCTGCCGCAAGAGAAACAGCAGCAAAAGATTTAGTAAGTCCTACAGCTTATCAATCTTACATGTCACCTTTTCAACAAGATGTTATTGATACAACACTTGCAGAGTTTGATGCACAAGCTGCAAGAGGTTTACCAGCGTTATCAGCAAGAGCAATTTCTGCGGGGGCTTTTGGTGGTGGACGAGAGGGAGTTGAAAGAGCAGTTTTTCAATCAGAGTCAGATAGAAATAGAGCAGCATTACAAGCGCAATTATTAGGACAGGGATTTACACAAGCACAAAATTTAGCAGGTCAAGCTTTTAGCCAACAAAGAGCATTAGCGGCTGGTCAATTAGGTTTAGCACAAGCTAGTCCTTCATTAGTTGGTCAACAGATCGCAGGTTTAACAACGCTTGGTGGTCAACAACAAGCAAGACAACAACAATTGTTAACAGCAGATCAACAACTTGCACAAAGACAAGCGTTTCAACCATTAGAGGCAGCACAAACTTTAGGTAGAGGTATTGTTCCTTTAATATCAGGATATCCTGGTACAGAGAGAACTATGACAACGCCATCACCAAGTGCATTGCAAACAGGATTAAGTACAGGTGCTACATTAGCTGGTATCTATAGATTGATAAAAGGATAATATGAGTATAACTTTAAAAAGACCAATGTTTAGAAAAGGCGGACAAGCTGAAGAAGGTATTATGGAATTAGCCACGCCTAGAAAAAACTATAGCACAGGTAAAACTAGAGAAGAATTAATTCAAGACATATTTGAAACATCTGGTCTAACTCAATCTGGTAAGAGTTACGCTGAAACAGCTATGAGACTTGCTAATTTAGGTCGACCCTCCGATTCAGATTTATTAACAAATGTATTAATTCAAGGTGGATTAAGAGGCATGTCACAAACAGGGGGTGGCAGCACATTAGGTAATTTAGCAAAAGCTTTTGAAGGACCGGTGGGTCAAGCATTAAAACAAAGATCAGCAGGTAAAACTTTAGGCACAGCTGGTGCTTTAAAAGGTCTTGAGCTTGGAATTAAAAAAGATATTGCAGATAGAACATTAGATAGAAAATTAGCTAAAGGATTTGAGTCCGGCACTGTTGCAGCGATAACTAAAGAAGTACAAAACGCTTTAGGTAAAGATGTTGTGGGAGATGACGCTAAAATTAGAGCTGTAAACTTAGCACCAAAAGTTGCAAAAGCTAGAACAACTCCTGGTGTATTTTATCAAGGTATTTTAATTATGGATAAAACAGATACTAATAAACCTGATTTATCTTACATGGCATCTCAACCAGAGGGAGCTGTATTTTTAAACCCAACAAACAATCTTTTCTACATTAAAGACGACAACAAACTAAAATTGGTAAATCAGCAGACATTGAAGCTAGACGAAGGAGAGTAAGATGGAAAGAGAATTTGATCTTACAATCCCAGATCAGGACAAAGATCAGGATATCTCTTTAGAACAGCCCTCTACAGAGATATCTCTTGAACAAGAACTTGCAGATGAAGTAGAAACATTACAACCACCTGCATCAGATGATAACGAAATAAGTCAAATACAAGGTGCAATGGCAGGTATTGCATCAGGTATTATTAAAGTGCCTGAGGGCATATTCTCATTAGGTGCAGAACTTATGGATGTTGCAGGTATAACTACAGATGCTGCAGCAAGAGTAGAACAAGTTTTTGATAAAATAAATATATTTGAAGAAACTGCTGAAAAAACAGCTGCAGGTAAAATTACTCAAGCGTTAGTACAAATAGGTGTACCAGCTACAGCTGCTGCAACACTTGCAAGAAAGGCAGCGTTAAAAGCTTTACGTGCAAGGAAAGCAGGGACATATTTAAATCCAAAAGCAAAAAATTTACAAAAAGGTTTAAAGAAAGCAAAACAATTAAAACTAACCACAGGTCAAAATATAGCGGCTGTAGCTTTAGGTGGCGCAGCAGGAGAAACTTTAGTTGGTGATGTTGAAGATATTGGAACTATTGGAGATGTGTTTGAAGCCGGACCAACAGAATTAGATAGAGATGTGCAAGCAGATCCACAAAAAGATGCTGCAAGAAAATTATTAAACAGAGTAAAATTTAGTGCTGAGTCTATACCACTTACAGGATTAGTATTTGGTACAGGTGTTGCATTAAGAGAGTTAGGAAAACGTGGTAAAGAATTAGCTTTTAGTAATGATAAACTAATAAGATTTTTTGATAAAGTGGGTTCTGCATTTAGGCCAAGAGGTCCACAACCACAAGAAGTATTTTTAGCTAAGAGAACTGAAAAAGGTAGACAGATGGCAGATACAAACTTTGCCATGGAACAAGTAAAACGTATTGATAAAGAGGTAAATCAGATGTTTCCTACACTTAAAAATTTTTTAAATAAAACAAACGATGAAAACAGAGGTAAGTTTTTTAAAGAAATTAACGATCTTATGTTTGAGGGTGATTTAAAAAAAGTTATTCCAGAGGATGCAGTAGATGCATTTGTTAAATCAGCTAGAAAACCCTT